CCAGCACCAGCGGCTGCTGCAAATAATTGTAACTTTGTATTCGTGCCAAACAGTGTTAGCACAACAAATAAAGGATTAAGCTATTATAACGGAAGCACAAATTTAGTACAATTCTCTGCTCTTATAAGCACAACAACAACCTATCAAGGTGTAGCTGGAGAAGTTTACGGAGTATGTTCTCAAACAGCTCCTTTGTGGTATGATTACGGTTCGGCTGGCGCAGTTACAGACCCTACTGGAGTAGAAAGACCACCAAACGGAGGCTCTTGTATTTCTAATAATTCATGTATATATACTGCGCCTACACCAACACCTAGCCCTGTACCTGTAGCACCAACACCTAATCCAGTACCTGTAGCACCAACACCTAATCCAGTAGCGCCAACACCTGCTCCAGCAACTACACAATCTTTTGTTCTTGTTAGCCAACAAACTTTTACCACTGCTTACGCAACCTACGACTCTAACTACTCAATTAGCGATGAAGTAACATTAAGTGGATTTGGAAGTGAGTGCTGGGACATAAATGGTGTAAGCGCCACCTTCCCTGCTTATAATATAAACGGAGTGTGCCCTAGCCCTGCTCCTGCGCCAACACCTGCACCTACTCCAGCGCCAACACCTGCTCCAGCAAATACTCCAGCTCCAGCACCAGCAGCGCCTAGTCCAGTTCCTAGTCCAACAGTAAGTTATTTCTACTACAACACAGAGAGCTGTACTTCAGGAAACATTCAATCGGTAAGAACTACAAATCCACAATTAATTGGAGTAGGAATTCTTTATAACGGAGAGTGTTACGAACTTATGGCAGGAGGGTCTCCTAATACAAACGACATTACGTCTCAATACGCTGATTGTGCGGCTTGTCAGGCTAAAATATCGCCTAACCCTGTTGCACCAACACCTAACCCTGTTGCACCAAGTCCTGTACCAGTAGCACCAACGCCTAACCCAGCTCCAGTACCAGTAGCACCAACACCTAACCCAGCTCCAGTACCAGTAGCGCCTACACCTAACCCAGCTCCAGTACCAACAGCGCCTAGTCCAGTGCCTTTTTCTACTCCAGCTCCAGCTCCAGTACCAACAGCGCCAACACCTAACCCTGTTGCACCAACACCTAACCCTGTTGCACCTAGTCCCGTAGCGCCAACACCTGTTCCTAATCCAACACCAGCGCCTGCATCAAATTGTGTAGGTGTAGGTTCAATATCAAGAAGCACAAATTTACTTAGCGCATGTGCTGCTGCTAAGTCAGGAACACACTATTTTAACAGTTCAAGCTTCTGTAACGCTTCTTATTACTATGGACTAAGTTGTGCTGGAGAAAGTAATGCATATTATGTTTCCGATGGGTCTCAGTACAGATACTGGAGTGGTTCGTTTTTAGGACAATGTCAAACATGTGAACAAATTTAATTATGGGATATTTAGATAAAACCAACATTCAAGATTTTTCTGGAGATAATTTTACAATTATCAAAGAAGGAGCAAACGTAAGATTTTCCAAAAAAACAGAAGGTCAATACGGAGGAAGTTACGTTGACAACAATTATGTGTCTGTTTTTACAAGGTCAATAGCCAGTTTGGACTTTGACTCTGTTTTAATGTCAGGTCTAGGCATTGGCGTTTTAGCACAATGGTGTGCAACAGAAAAAGGAGCAAGTACTGTAGATGTTGTAGAACTTGATTCTGAATTATGCACAGCAGTAAATGACATGAACTATTTAAGTCCTTCCGTAAATATAATCAACGAAGATATTTACACATACACTCCTACAAAAACTTACGATTTAATAATTTTTGACCATTGGTTTTTCCCCGATAAAGACTATGCCTCACAAAAAGAAAGCTTAACTTCTCATTTTCTTTCATATTTAAACACAGAAGGAGTTCTTTTTTATGCAGTAAATAACGAAATTATTTCATAACTTTATAAAAATTAATTTAAATTAAATACAATGCTTAATGAATTACCAAACTTTTTATCACATCAAGAGTGTGATATGCTTGTTCAGTTAATTGAAAGCAATAACTCACGTTCTCAGGTCGCAGGTAGCGGTACAGACAATGCAAAAATAGAAGATAGCAGAACTTCTTCTACTTGTAATTTTGGAGAAGACATGTTATTCGCCAATGCTCTTCAAGACAAAATAGCAAAAGAGCTCAACTTAAACTTCAATAAAGGAGAGACCCTTCAGGGTCAAAAGTACGAGCCAGGTCAATACTTTAGACCTCATTTAGACTGGTTTCAAGGAGACTCGTTTTACAACCATTGTTTGCATTCTGGAAACAGAACTCATACTTTAATGATTTATCTAAATGATGACTTTGAAGGAGGAGGAACTGATTTTCCCAATTTGGGAATTACAGTAAAACCAGAAAAAGGAAAAGCTGTATGGTGGAGAAACATGGATGACAATATGCAGGGTATATCAGACGTTATGCATGAAGGTCAAGACGTGGTTTCAGGAACTAAATACATTGTAACAAGCTGGTGGAGAGAAAATGAATTTAACGGAGCAGAAAACCAGAGATTAGGTCTTGAGCACTGGGAGAATTTAAAAAAAGAAAAAGAAGACTCTAAGATAATATCTTTAGACGCAAACATAAAAACATTTAGAACTGTAGACGAGATTCCTAGGTTTACAGAGAATGGTTTTATGAAAATGAAAGTTCCGCAAGATGTTTGGGGACTAATACAAGACTCTTATTTTATGCTAAAAGACAAAGAGATTGTAGAAGAGTTTGAAGGAAAAGAAGGTATAATAGACACTAATCAGGAAGGAGCTGCAAGCAGCACGATACTTAGTTTTGAACATATTCCAAACGTAAGAAAGCAGATACATGAAATGTTATTGCCTTATCACGAAGAATGGGCTAAGACTAGATTAACTCCTTCTTTTGTATATGGGATACGTTCTTATCAAAGAGGAGCTACTTTAGCTAAACATGTAGACAGGATTGCAACACATCACATATCTACCATTATAATTGTAGATAAGGATTTAAAATGTGGTTGTGTAAACAGAGAGTTTGGAGACGATTGGGCTCTTGACATTCAAGGTCACGATGGAGAATGGTATGAAGTTTTTGCAGAGCCAGGAGAGATGATTCTTTATGAGTCTGCTATTTGTGAACACGGAAGAAGCAAGCCTTTTCAAGGAACAAGCTTTAAAAACTTTTATACTCATTATCAACTCGTAGACTGGAAACATGAAGGAAGCTAAATACATATCGTTTGACCCTTGGTGGGGAGGTTTTTCTAATATTAGAATGACTTACGAATTAGTTGGTGCTATTTCAGAAATAACAAATAGAACCATTATATTACCTCATAGGATTTATTGTCTATTCTTATCGGAATGGCAAGACAAAAATTCTTGGTTTGATATGTTTGACGCTTTAGACAGGGAAAAGTTTAATTCTCATTTTAATTGTGTTGATTATTTAGACATTCCAGATTATCAAAAGCATAGTTCAGAGAAACAATATTTCGAAAACATAGAAGAAACTGCTAAGGTTTTTATGTTTGGAGACGAAGACGTCAACTTAGGTCCTCAAAACGGTCCAGGAAACGATTATGTACTTCATTGTGGCATAGAAGACGAAGAAGACTTTGAGGCTTTTAGAGACAACAGAGAAGCTATTGATTTAAACGTAGAGGATAAGTATATTCATTTTCCTAGAAATCTTTTTGGACATTTTTATTATCATGTATATGGGAAGACCCCAATACTAAGAAATAAAATAAAAGAAAAAGTAAACAAAGGAATACAATATAGAAAAGAATTTTTTGATGCTTCTCAAGGTATTGCAGATAAATTAGGTCCTTTTAATGCTATACACATAAGAAGAAACGACTTTTTATCTGTAAGAAAAGATGTTGCAGAAGCTCAAACAGATAATCTGTTTAAGGATATATCCGATAGAATACCAAATGACAAGCCTTTATTTATAGCAACAGACGAACAAGATAAGTCTGTATTTTTGCCTTTAAAAAATCGCTACAATCTTTTTTACATAACAGACTTTGAACACGACATAAGAAATCATGCTGAATTACTTATTGACCAAATAATATGTGCTAAGGCAGATATATTCCTAGGAAGCTTCTTGTCTACTTTTTCAGATTACTCAAACATAATTAGAGGGCAGGAAGGCAAAGACGATTATCATAGAGAAGGGACTAACTTTAAAAGAGACCCTCTTGTGTACGACAGATTTCCTTGGGAAGTTGAACAATACTCTTGGGATAAGATATGGGATTATCACTGGAAGTACGAAAGGTCTTTCCATAACATAGCTATATACGGCTCTCACAACACCACTGTTGCATTATCTCACAAGGGAGACATAGTTGAGGCTGTTGAGTTAGAAAGGTGGTTAGGAAAGAAGAACGCTGCTTTTTATTTTCATTTTCCTGAAGACAATCCAGATGAACTTTTAATTCAAATACACGAATACTTTAAAGATAAGTACGGGGTTTACGTTTACGACAATTGCATGCATAATAGCTGTCTTTCGAATATAAACAAGATTCCTGCTTTAAACTACGAATGGGTTTCTCATCACTTAGCTCACGTGTCAAATGCAATATATCAATCTCCAGCCACAAAAAGTTTAAACATATCTTTTGACGGAGGCTCTGATGAGGGGCATTTTAATATATATGTTACCGAAAACAGAGTGCCTAACAAGGTATATAGCACAAAACAAGATGTTTGTGTTCCTTATGCGGCAGTAGGTCATTACTTGTCCCCTATAAAACAAGAAAATAATTGGTGGTGGGGTAATTTAGTTTACGCTGGGAAACTTATGGGGCTTTCTGCTTACGGCAAAGTAAACCCTGATGATTATAATAAAATGATGGAATATTTCAAAGAGCAACAAACAGACAATGTGAATACTGCTCATGAAAACTTTCAAAGAATATTTAATGTTACGCCAGACAATAGGTTTGATGAAGAACGCTCTTATGATATAGCTGCTTGTACTCAAAAAGTATTTGAAGATATATTCAAAGAAATTATAACCCCTTACGTTGAGCAATACAAAGACCATGAACTTCAATTTAGTGGAGGAGGCGCTTTAAACGTTATTAATAATGCAAAATGGAATGCTTTTGTAAGTCCTAATCCAGACGACAGAGGATTAGCTTTAGGTATGTTGTTGCATAAAATAAAACCAGGTGGAGTGGTAAACTCGAAGTATATTGGACCAGAAATGTGGGACAGCTACGACTCTTATGAGCCATATCCAATGGACGATTTGATTTACGATTTAGTTACTGATAAAATAATTGGTTTGTGCCAAGGACGTTCAGAACACGGAGCTAGAGCTTTGTGCAACAGAACCCTGCTTTGTTCTCCTAAAAAAGGCATGAAAGATAAACTTAATAAAGACGTAAAAAGAAGAGAGCCATTTAGACCATTTGCTCCTGTATGTAGAGAAGAAGATGCAGGTATTTGGTTTGAGCACGGGAAGTATACTGACTACATGAGTCACAATGCAACTGTACACAATGTTGTAGATGACATAGCTTCTGTTATACATAAAGATTACACGGCTAGACTTCAAACAGTAAATTCTCAGTCTAATCCTTTTATGTATTTACTTCTTACACGAATGAAAGAACTAGGACACCCTCCTGTTCTTATAAACACTTCATTTAATTTGATGGGTAAGCCAATTTTAAATAGCTGGAAAGAAGCTATTGAGCTAAGAGATGGTGGTGGAGTTTATGCTATAACGGATGGAGTAAATAAAATATTATCATGAAAAGAATTTTTATAAGTATTTCATCTTACAGAGACCCAGACTTAATTAATAGTATTGACGATGCTTTAATCAAAGCAGCTATTCCAGAAAGAATTGGGTTTGGAGTTGTTTTCCAAGGAGAAAGAAGGGAGTTTTTAGAGTTCTTACCAAAAACAAGTGGGAAGTTAGTTTTTTTAAAACACGTTCCTATTGAAGAAACAAAGGGAACTGGATGGGCTAGAAACATCATAACTAAAGACATGTTAGAAACTGAGGATTATTTTCTTCAAATAGATTCTCACACTAGATTTAAAAAAAACTGGGATGTTGAAATAATATCTTTTTATGAGTCATTAGAAGAGGAATGTATGCTTTCTGCGTATCCCCCTCATTTTGGATTAAATGAACCTTACGAAGTTTATTCAGAAAGAAATTTAAACAATAGAGCTATTGTAGAAGATTTTACGGAAATGTATTCTTTTAAAAACACAAAAGGTCGTATTCCAGAAAGCGCTTACGAAGAATCTATAACTGCTGCTGGAGCTTTTCAATTTTGTACGAATAAAGTTGCAAAAACAATGACATTTGAAGAATATTTTAATCCTTGGATGGACCAAGAAATTTCTTCTTGCCTTGTTTATATGTCTGGATACAACATATATGCTCCAAGAGAAGCTTTTCTTTGGCATTGTTACGCAAACAATCACGTAGGTTCGAAAGAAAAATGGAGACCCCTTGTAGCTGATGACAAAACAATATCGGATTACGATAGGTATCCTTTTAAGACAATAGAAAATTGGAAAAGAAAAAGAACCTTTGAAGATTGGAAAGAGAGAGTACAACAAGATATAAATTTAAAAAAAGATTGGTAATGATAAAAACAGCATTAGTATTAGGAGGAGGAGGTTTTATAGGTTCTCATTTAGTTAAAAGATTAAAAGAAGAAGGATACTACGTTAGAGCAGTAGATTTAAAAAGACCTGAGTTTTGGGAATCTTTTGCTGACGAATTTATAATAGGAGACCTTAGAAACCCTGATATAGCAAACGCTTCTTTTTCTGGTTTAGAAGACAGAAGACAATTTGACGAGGTTTATCAACTTGCTGCCGATATGGGTGGAGCTGGCTATTTGTTTACAGGAGATAGCGATGCAGACATTATGCATAACTCTGGATTGATTAATTTAAACATACTTAAAGCTGCTGAAAATAAAGGATGTCGCAGACTTTTTTACGCAAGCAGCGCTTGTGTGTATCCTGAGTACAATCAAATAGACCCTGATAGCCCTAAGTGCACGGAAGACAGTGTTTATCCAGCAGAACCAGACTCTGAATATGGATGGGAAAAATTATTTAGCGAAAGAATGTATATGGCTTTTGCAAGAAACAAAAACATAGACGTAAGAATAGCAAGATTTCATGGCATTTTTGGTCCTTATGGAACTTGGAATGATGGAAAAGAAAAAGCTCCTGCTGCAATATGCAGAAAAGTTGCTGAATCAAATGACTCTATAGAAATATGGGGAGATGGACTTCAGACTCGTTCTTTTATGTACATAGATGATGCCGTAGAAACTATTAGAAGGTTTATGAAAAATGATGACTTTCAAGGTCCAATGAACATAGGCTCTGAAGAGATGGTTACTATAAACCAATATGCAGATATGGTAATGTCTGTAGCCGATAAATATTTAGATACAATTCACATAGAAGGACCTCAAGGGGTAAGAGGCAGAAATTCCGACAATACGTTAATGGAAGAGAAACTAGGATGGACTCCAAGTGGTTCTTTAATTAAGGGAATAGAGAAAACATATCAATGGATTGAGAAACAAGTGCAAAAAACGTCCTAAATAATATTGTAAATTTGCTGTATGGCACAAGATAGCAATGAAACATTAGGGTTCAGTGAACTAAATAAGGGCTGGACGTCATTTTATTCGTTCATTCCTGAAGAAATGGTTAGTATTAAATCAGACTTTTTCACTTTTAAGAACGGAAATATATATAAACAGAACATAAGTGGAGCAAGTAGAAACACTTTCTATGGTCAAGTTTATCCTAGCACTATTGAAACCATAATAAATCAAGAGCCAGAAGTCGTTAAAAACTTTAGAACATTGAACTTAGAAGGTTCTTCAGCGTTCTGGAGAGTAGAGATGACTACTGATTTAGATAAAGGAGGTTCAACTTATGCTGATTTTGAAGAAAGAGAAAGATTATTTAAAGCTCACATAAGAACAGACCAAGACGAAAGTTTAAATACAGACAGACTTACAGTTCAAGGTCTAGGTACTTTAATATCTAGACAGGACACGAGTTTGTTTTTTAGGTTTATAGATGGAGCTATTGAAACGGGAGATTACGTTTATCAAATATACGGAGACAAATACCAATTTATTGGAGAAATTGTTGGCGTATTTGATAACTACGTATTGCTTGATGGAATTAATACTGATTTAGATTTAGGTCAGTTTTGTTTTGTTAGCAAAGACCCTGTTATAGAAAGCTACGGACTAAAAGGATACTTTAGTAGTATTGTTTTAACAAATTATGAATCTACAGAAATAGAGTTGTTTGCTGTTAGCACAGAAGCAACTCAAAGTAGTAAATAAATTAAATGGAATTTAAATTAAGAAGATTAGAGAGTTCTGATTACGACACTTTAGTTACTTGGTGGAAAGATTGGAAGTGGGAAGCCCCACCTAGAGATTTTTTACCTGAAAACGGAACAGGAGGCTTTATGGTTTCTAGTGATGATAGTGATATTTGTGCAGGTTTTATTTACCTTACAAATTCAAAGATTGCTTGGATTGAGTTTATAATTTCAGACAGGCAGTATAAAGAAGAGGATAGAAATAAAGCTATTCAATTTTTAATAGACAGTTTATCTGCTGTAGCCGAAGAGTCAGGTGCTAAATACGGATACGCTATCTTAAAAAATAAAAGTCTCATGAAGTATTATGAGGAAGCTAACTTTAGAGTGACGAGTGATAAAAACATTGAAATGATAACAATATGGCAGCAGCAACAACAATAGCTTTAGTAGGCGCAGGAGTAGCAGTAGCAGCAGGAGGTGCGCAAGCAGTCTCTGGTGCAGTTCGTGCTAAAAGAGCTAAAAGAGATTTAGAAAATTATAAAAGACAAGAGGTAACGGATTTAGCTAATAATCTGCGTGTATCTACTTTAGGAGCTGAAATGCAACAAGAAGGTCTTGCGCAAAGTGAATCTACAGCCGTAGATGCTTTACAAGCTACAGGAGCTCGTGGAGTTATAGGAGGCATTTCTGGAGTTCAAAAAAACAGAGCTCAAGCTGAACAAAGAATTGCAGCAGGAACAGACCAGCAAATGGCTAATTTAGAAATGACGAAATACCAAGAAAAAATAAGAGGTTTTAATGTTACAGAAAGCAGGCAGAATCAGGACATAGCTGGAATGGCTAACGAGATGCAAGCAGGAAGAGCCGCAGTACAACAGGGTCTTGGGACAATCGCTGGAGGTGTTACTTCAGCAGCTACTGCTTATTCAGCAGGCGTAGACCCAAAAACAGGAAAACCGTTCTAAAATAAATAAAAAACTATGGCAAAAGGAGCATACTATGCAGGAATGGCTACAGCGCCTCAAGTAAAGCCAGCGGATTTTTTAACTCCGTTTGCAAACATGTTTGAGAGGCTGACCCAGCAATCTATAAATCAAAGAAAAGAACAACAGGCTGAAGCAAAATACAGAGCTAAAGTTTCTTTAAGTCAACAAGAAAGACTTCAAGATGTTTCTCTTTCTACTGACTTTAAGGGATTTGGTATTGAACAACTTGACATGGCTTCAAAAGACTTTACTAGTTTTTTAGATGTTAACTTTAAAACAGCAGAAGCTAATTTTAAAGAAGGAGCAATAGACGAAACTCAATTATCTGGCATTACTTCAAATTTAATGAACTCCGCTAGGTCTGTTCAAAATTTAGGAGAAACAATTAATAATTTTGTACAAACAAATGCAAAGCTTGAAGCTCAAGGAAAAGATTCTCATTATAACGATTTAGTTATGAGTTTTGTAGATAACTTACAGGGAAACGTGAGGTTTGAAACAAACTCCAATGGAAGTGTTTCTGTTGTTACTGTAGGAGATGACGGAATAGAAAAAAAAATACCAGCAAATCAACTTAAAAACTTTTTAACTCCTAGACAAGCTACAGATTTAGATGGCGTTTTAGAAGACATTGTTGAGGCTTCAGAGCCAAATGAATACAGAGACAAAAACAATGTTTATTACAGATATTTAAATAACGGGCAACTTACTACAAGCCAGTCTAATCAACTTACTAAAAGACTTCAAAGTTTCTCTCCAGAAGAAATTTATGATGCTGCTGCGAGAGCAGGAATAGTAGGAGAGGGAGAAGCCCAAGTTAGTGTTTTGACAGACTATGCAAATGAAGGAGAAATAACAGAAGCAAATATTGATTTAATGAGAGAAAAGCTTGCTGAATATGCTGTTGGAAGTTTAACAGATAAGTTTCAATCATTAAGCAAAAACGTTGCTATTCCTGAAACAAGAGCAGGCGCTCCAAAAGTAAATTCTGTTTATGATGAAAACACTGGAATGTATTCTTTCTTAAAAGGAACTCAAACCTCTGTAGTAATAAGACAGCCTTTTACTGGTAGAGACGTTGCTGATGGCAAGCCTTATGGAGATGCTAAAAAAGTTCAAACGGGTTCTTATGTTTCTGATGTAAAAATGACTCCTCTTGGATTAGAAGTTTGGGGTGTAAATTACATTGACGAAGAAACAAACCAGCCCATATCTGACGATACACTAGACTTTAGCAAAATAGGTTTGCTTAGTACTCAAGAATTGAAAAACAAAAGAATTAAAAGAGAAGCTTTTCATAAAATATTAGACCCCAACACAGACAATTCAATTGCAATATCTCAATTACAAAGAGTTTTTGGTTTTGATATAGATGAGTACAACAATCAGTTAGATGTTCCAGAAGAAAAAAAAGAAGAAGGAACTGAGTTGGGCTGGGCAGACGAATAGTATAAAAGAGAATATCAATGGATAAATACGAAGAGCTTTACAATAAATTGGTTGCAAGCGGTGGGATTAAGCAAATGTCTCTTGAGGATTTCACAAACAAGATTTCCAATGAAGATGCTTACAGAGAAAATCTTTATTCTGCTTTGACTGATAAAAAGGTGGATATACCCTATAAAAGCTACGAAGAGTTTAACAACAATTTTACAGTTGCAAATCAAGAAATTGAAGAGCCAATTACTTTAGATTTTCCAGAAAGTGATTTTAAATTAACTGACGACCTTTTTGATAATGAAAAGAAGTCTGGTTTTAGAATGAGCTACCAACTTAATGGTTTGCCTGTTGTAAAGCAAGATAATGACGGTATAGCTATTCCAGGAATTATTGGAGAATTTGTAAACAAACTTCCTTTTGGAGAGTTTGTAGACGACCAGTTTAGAGCCATTATGGATGGTAGAGAGGATGTAGACGTACAAGAAGCGGCTCATTCAATGATGTCAGCAAACAAGCCTACAGTAAAACAAGCTCAAAAGCTTTTAAGAGAATTACAGGAGAGTAAAAATACATTACAATCTGACGAAGAAAAAGCATTCTACGAAGACATTGAAAAAAATGGTAGCAGTTTTTTTGGAACAATAAAAGCTATGGGTCAAAATCCAGAAGGAGCTACGGCTGGGTTTACTCGTTCTATGTCTTCAATGGTAAATTTTGAAAACTTAGGGGTATTTGCTTCTAGTGTTGTTGCTGGAGGTGTTGTAGGAGCAATGACAGGAGGACCCCTTGGGATTATTCCTGGGCTTGCTACAGGACTTACAGCAGGAATGATTAGCTCTGGAGCTAACACGGATTTAGCAATGTCTTACGCTAATTTTTTTGCAGATGAATTAGGAGAGGATTATACAGAAGATGATTTAGCATCTTTACTGGATGATGAAGAAAAAATGCAAAGCTTTGAAAACAGAGCTCTTGCTAGAGGAGTAGCTATCGGAGCGATAACGGCAATGACTGCTGGAATTGGAACTAAGATAGGTGCTAACGTTTATAAAAACGGAAGAAGAGGTGCTAAAGCAAACGCAGAAGCTTTTGCTAAAATCACACCAGTAACTATGGCTGGAGATGGTTTAGGAGAAATTGCGGCTCAAGGAGCTGCTGGTCAAGAAAGAGACATGGTTGCCGTTGCTCAAGAAATGTTTTTAAACACTCCAATCACTTTGTCTACTCAAGTTTCAGGTTTAGCTATGGATGTAGCTTCTGACCCTGCTTATTCTATAAACAAGAGTTTAACTAGCAAAGAAGATTTTATTAGAAGGTTCGATTCATTTACTGACGAACAAGTAAAATCTGTAAAGCTAGATGTTTTTAATGACGAAGTAGTTTCTAAGCATGTAAATGCAAGGATGGATGATATAAATCTAAAAGAGTCTATTAAAAGAGCTTATGGAGATATGGATGAGGAGCAGACTAGAAGACTAGTAGCTCTTGACCAGGAAAAAAAGAAAATAGGAAAGCCTAAAAACAGCATAGAGGAAACTAGAGTTGCTGAAATAAACAATGAAATAAAAAATGTTGTAAATATTTACAATGAGCAACAAGAAATTATAGGTGTTTTAAATGCTCCTTACTATTCCAAAGAAGTAGATAACATTGAAGACGCTTCAAAGAAAAGAAAAACAAAAGAATATAGAACGTATATAAGTAAAGCTTCAAAACTAGCCACTACAATGGGCTTACAAGTAGAGTCAATAGATGACGGCATTGGAGGTTATTATTTAGATGATGGAACATATTTGCAAGAACTTTCTTCAACCGTTTTTTTAAAGGACGCAACTTACCAGCAGGCAATTGATTATGCATCTGTACTAGGGGCGATTAACCCTGAAACACAAGAAAGCACTATAGCAGGTATGATAGTGAATGAAAATGAAGGAGACGCTAATCAATATAGTTTCCAGATAGAAAACAAAACTGACCTAGAAGACGTTAGAGATGCTTTGACCAGCCTTGGTTTTGAGTACACACTTAACGAAAATACAGGAGAGGTAGGTATAATTGATTGGGAAAGTAAAAATGATGCTGATTTTAACAAAAAAATTGTTACCTTTGGCGAAGTATTAACATCAAACGAAATAAATCATGAGCAGAAATATGAAAGAATCCGTTCAAAGTACATTAGCGCAGATGACAGAGCAGCGAATCTCGGACGGATTAAGCAAAATACCTCTCAGTACGGACAGAGTGGGGAAAGCGTTCGTTACATCACCGAGCAAGCGGAAAAAAGGAATCAAGAATATTTAGATTCAAAGACCCCCCCAAAGGAAGAGCTTCAAGCCCCAGAACCTTTGCCTCCTCAAACAAGAAGAGCTAAGATAGCTTTAGGTATAGGAAAAGGAAAAAGAGCTGTTAGAAGATTTTTGCATGATACCTTCTATACTGATGGAGGTATGACTAGCGTGCAAGGAGACATTGTTAGGCAAGTAAAGAGAGAGAAAGCAGCTTCTTCAGTTGTTCCTTTGTTTCATGCTCAAATGTTTTATGATGATTACAAAAAAACTGTAGGCAAAATAAGTAAAGAAGAAGGAGATATTTTTGGCGCTCTTATAGATAGATATTTAAGGGGAGACAAAGATGTTGAGATTCCAGAAAACTTTAAAGCTCATTTAGATGTCATGAGAAATGACATGGATAATGCTCAAAGTAATGTTGTAGACATTATAAAACAAACAGTTAAGAAAAGAGGTTTAAAAGGAGAGCAATTAAAAGCTGCTGAAGAATTAATTTCAACAATAGAAAACAGCAAGGGCTCTTATATGGTTCAAGCTTATTCTGCTTTTGAAGACCTTTCTTACATGCAAGACCTTTTGGACAACCCAGCGTTAGCAAGAGATGTTGTAAATCAAGGATACGACAATTTAGTATTTGAAACGGCTCAAGACCAAGGCATAACAATACAAGAAGCTAAAGAGCAAGTTGACCAATACATAGCAGATACATTTCAGGCAGAAGATAAAAACTCTTATGCAGAGCAATCGTTGTCAGGTAAAATTAACACTCCATTTTTTAAGAAGAAAAACAAACTTTTAACAGATGCTTTTAAAAGGTTTCTTGGAGAGATAAACGACCCTTTTTTCAATTATACTAATACAATGGAAAAACTAAGCACATTTGCTTCTAACGTTACTTTCCAAACTACCTTTTCCGATAATTTAATAGAAAATGGAATTGCCTCTTTAAAGCCAGACAGAGCTACTGGTAAAACACAACGATTACTAGAAGTCAAGCAGTATCAAACAAAAACATTTGACTTTTTAAACGACTTGTACGTAGACCAAGAATTTAAAGATGCGTACAACTCTGTTCAGTCCTTAACCGCTCCTAAAGGCGCTTATGCTCAATGGCTAAAGCTTCAAGGAGCTGTCAAAGTTGGTAAAACAATCTTTGCTCCTACAACTACAGCGAGAAACTATTTATCAGGAACATTTATATTAGCATTAAATGGACACAATATATTAAATCCACTTAACTTTAATACGGCAAGAAAATCAATGAAGCTTGCATGGGATAAAAAGAAAAGCACTACAGAACAAAAAGAACTTGTTTCTGAGTTAGTAAGACTTGGAGTAACAAAAGACGGTGGTATTTCTCAAGAAATAATAGAAATACTTAACGATATAAATAGCTATGAGGGTCTTTCAAGAAGCGGAAAGCAACTAGACCCAAGCACATTTAAAAAATACAGAGACGCTGTAACAAGAGTATATCAATTTGGAGATGACTTTTATAAGACATACGCTTACTTTCAAAAGAAAACTGCATTTCAAGAGTATGGAATGACAGAGCAAGAAGCAAGTGAAAAAGCGGCTTTTAGAGTTAGAAAGGGTCAGCCAACATATTCTGAGCTTCCTTTAAACATAAGAAAACTTAGAAGAATGCCATTGACAGGTTCTTTTGTTTCTTTCCCTTACCTAATAACCAAAGCTCACAAAGAAAACTTAAAATTTATTGCTGAAGATTTCAAAGAAGGAAGAACAAAAATGGCATTGCAAAGCGCAGCTAATATGACAGCAGCAACTGCGGTTCCATTTGCATTAGCAGCAGGTAGTAGAGCTTATTTTGGAATTACAGAAGAAGAAGAAAAAGCTATTTTAGATACTGCTCCTGAATATTATAGAGATGCAAATTTACTTTTCCAAGGCAGAGATGAAGATGGAAATATAAAATATCTTGATTTAAACTCAATAGCTCCAGCGGCTACAATTTCAAAACCCTTGTCTATTCTTTTAAGAGAACGAAGTGGAAGAGGAGATTTTATTGATAAGATACCAGAAGCAACCTATTCTTTTTTAGAGCCTTATATTGCCCCAGAGATATTAGCTGGAGCAGCGGTTAGTTTATATACTGGTGCAGATTTAAGAACAGGAAGAAAGATAAAGGACAATAAGGATTATCTTATTAAAACATTAGGTCCTGGAGTTTTAAATAACATTAGAAATATTGCTAAAACACAAAATCTTCTTGACGGGAAAATAAACCCTTTTACTGGTAAAGAATATCAAATAGAAGACGAAATATATGCACTTGCAGGTTTTAGAACACAAACATTTAATTGGGATTTGCAGGTTTCTGCTTTTGTAAGAAACTCTAAACAAGATATTACAGATGTTGTAAGTAAAGAAAGAGTTAGAGTGTTCTCTCAACTAGATTTACCTGTCTCAAAAATCAAAGACGTTTACACAGACATTGAAGAAAAAAATATAGAAGTAAGCGAAAGTCTTTTGTCTCAAGTTGACGTTGCTAGAAAGCTAGGAAAGACTGAGAAAGAAATTGTAGGGACTCTTTTAAAATCTGGTTTGGGAGTAGCTCAAATTAATTTATTAATGAAGGGAGAGTATCTTGGAATAGGATACATAGACAACAATACCATAGAAAAACAAAAGGTAACTTTTGAAAACTTTCCTGAGCAACAAGAAAACATTATAAAAAATATTGACTCATATCAATCAATTGTTTCTGAAAACGCAGAACAAACAAAGGTTATGAATAAGATATTTGACATGTACGAGCAAGGAGCGAGTCCTGAGTCGGTTGAAAAATACATAAGCAAAGCTTCAAGAAATCTTGTTAGCGAACATCAAGTAAACTTACTTACTGGAGAACGCTTAAAGGCTTCAAAAGAAATAATGGATGAGTATAAAAAGAAAGGCAGATTCTTTGGTAAATTATATACAACTATAATTCCTGAATTACAGCAAAACTCTCTTTTTAATAGCAGGGATATGGGTATAAGAAATCAAACTAGAATGGTAATTGAAAAAGACCCAACCGTGAAATCTTTACTTATGTTTAAGTTTCTAGGAGAAGACGCAA